CCCGTACCTCGACGGCGCCACCATCGCCAACCCGGTCTATTCGGCCAAAGGCGCGGCGCTGACGGCCCAGCTTACGACGATCACGTCTACGGCTCCCGGCACGCCCGACTACGCCATTCAAGACCTGGTAAATACCAGCGCCTTTGGTTTTGTGACCAAGGACGAAGGCAACACGGTTCTGTCGGTTATCGCTAACCTTCAGACCCGCGTGTCTCAGCTTGAAAGCCGCCTCCAGGCTCTTGGCCTGATTACTTAACCAGACAGGCGGTCTTCGGGCCGCCTGTTCCGCACAAAGGGGTACAAATGGCCGAAATTTATCTTATGCACCCAAAGCATGGCGTCAAGGTTGCCACGCTTGAGCAGGAAGCGCAGTACGACGAAACCCACGGTTGGGTTCGATTTGATCCGGCAGACTTGGAAGAAGAGTTGTCTGAACCGCCGGTTGAGGATAATGTGATGGCCGAACCTCGCCGCCGCGGGCGCCCGAGGCAGATGCAGGACGGTTGACATGGCGACGGCTGGCGACATCATTAACGGCTCTCTTCGTCTGATTGGGCAGTTGGCGGAAGGCGAAACGCCGTCCTCCGAAACAGCGCAGGACGCGCTGCTGGCTCTGAACCAGATGATCGACAGTTGGAATACTGAGCGCCTCGCCGTCTTCTCTACGATTGATCAGGTTGAAACATGGCCGCCGGGGCAGCGTTTCCGTACCTTCGGTCCGACCGGAGACATCGTCGGCAGCCGCCCGGTGATGATCGACGACAGCACGTACTTCCGTGACCCAGCATCGGGTATCTCTTATGGTCTGAAGCTGATCAACCAGCAGCAGTACAACGGCATTGCGGTCAAGACCGTCACCAGCACCTATCCGCAGGTGCTGTGGGTGAACATGACCTACCCGAACATTGAGATGTACGTGTATCCGGTGCCGACCAAGGTGCTGGAGTTCCACATTGTTTCTGTGCAGGAACTGACGCAGCCGGCCAATCTCGCGACCGATCTGGCGTTTCCGCCAGGCTATTTGCGGTGCTTCCGCTACAACCTGGCTTGCGAACTAGCACCTGAATTTGGCGTTGAGCCGTCGCGGCAGGTGCAGCGCATCGCCATGACGTCCAAGCGCAATCTGAAGCGTAACAACCCCGACGACATCATGGCGCTGCCCTACAGCATCGTCGGCACTAGGCAACGCTACTCAATTTTTGCGGGTAATTTTTGATGTCGTTCACGCTTAGCCAAAACATAGGCTTCGTGCGCTGCTTCAGGAGTGTCAAACAAACCAAGACGAATGGGTTTGTAGTTGACCTTTATTTCTGCCAGCCACTTGCTGTTTTCGCGACGCACGCCTGGAAATCCGCTTTTGTTGCTGCGCGGCGCCTTGTTCCACGCATTTTCCATGTTGCTAACTGCGCGCAAATTACACCACCTGTTGTCCGCGCGGTCACGGTTAATGTGGTCAATTTGTTCGGGCGGCCATTGTCCGGTCATGTACAGCCACGCCAGCCTGTGCGCCAAATGCAACGTATCATCAACGCGGATGACAATGTAACCGTTACGCATTTTGCACCCAGCTTTGTCGCCCAAACGGCACCGGCGGCGCGTCTTAGCCCAAGTAAACTCGCCTGTTTCGGCGCTATAATGCACCAGCGTTTTAAGTCGTTCTGCCGTCAAATCCATACCAATATCCTTAACACGACAGTTAATATTAACCTTGCTGTGTGTAAAGGTCAAGCCTGATGCAAACACCTATATTGGGAAGTGCCTACGTCGCCCGCAGCGTCAACGCCGCAGACAGCCGTATGGTCAACCTCTACCCGGAAATCGTACCGGAGGCGGGCAAACAGCCCGCCTTTCTGCAACGGTGTCCGGGTCTGTCATTGCGCGTTACGGTAGGAAATGGACCGATACGAGGGCTTTGGCAGCACGGGGCGTTTTTATACGTTGTGTCTGGTAGCGGTTTTTACCGCGTAAGCAGCACTTGGACCGTTACATACAAAGGGTTTGTGGAAGGTTCTGGCCCGGTCAGCATGGCTGACAATGGAACACAAATCTTTATCGCTGCAAGCCCTAACAGCTACATATATAACACAAGCACGGAAGTATTCGCGCCGATTATTGACCCGGATTTTCCCGGTGCTTCTGTTGTCGATTACCTTGATGGCTATTTCGTTTTTATTGAACCAGATAGCCAGCGTGTCTGGGTGACGGCGTTGCTAGACGGTGCCAGTATTGATCCGTTGGATTTTGCTAGCGCAGAAGGCGATCCAGACAATATTGTTAGCATGATTGTAGACCACCGCGAGGTGTGGCTGTTTGGTAACAATTCAACCGAAGTTTGGTACAACGCCGGATTGTCGGACTTTCCGCTAGTGCGCATTCAAGGCGCTTTTAATGAACTTGGGTGCGCGGCGCGGTACAGTGTCGCCAAGATGAACAACCAAATTTATTGGCTCGGCAAAGATTTTCGCGGGCAAGGCATCGTTTATGTAGCCAACGGGTACCAAGGCCAGCGTATTTCAACGCACGCTATTGAATGGCAAATCCAACAATACGGTACAATGAGCGACGCTGTTGGCTTTACCTATCAGCAAGACGGGCACTCTTTTTACGTTCTTACATTCCCGTCCGCAGGTAAGACTTGGGTTTATGATGCTTCGACTGGGGCTTGGCACGAACGTGCTGGCTGGACAAACGGTGCCTGGACACGGCACCGGGTCGAAACGCAGACATTCTACAACAGTGAAGTGTTGGTTGGTGATTACGAAAACGGAAACGTCTACGCATACGATTTAGACGTCTATACCGACAACGGTCAGACCCAGCGCTGGCTACGGTCGTGGCGCGCGCTGCCAACGGGTGAAAATACGTTGCGCCGTACAGCGCAACATGCGCTTCAACTAGACTGCGAAACGGGTGTTGGGTTAGTGTTGGGGCAGGGCAGCGATCCAGAAGTCATGCTGCGCTGGTCCGATGACGGCGGGCATACCTGGTCGAACGAGCATTGGCGGTCTATGGGTAAGATCGGCGAGTTTGGCTACCGCACGATCTGGCGCCGCCTTGGCATGACGATGAAAATTCGTGACCGCGTCTATGAGGTGTCTGGTACGGACCCGGTAAAGATTGCCATCATGGGCGCCGAACTACAGGTGAGTGGCACAGGTGCCTAATATCACCAACATAACGCCGCCGCGCGTACCGCTGACCGATCCGCGAACGGGGCTGATCTCGCGTGAGTGGTATCTGTTTCTGCTCAGTCTGTTCAACCAAACCGGGCAAAGCACGGTATCGCTGGAGGATATTCAGAAGGGGCCGCCAGCCGAAGCCGTTGATGCTAACGCCATTTTGTCCGCTGCGCAACTGTCTTCTGGTATCCTGCCTTCTGATCTCGGGCCGATCCTTACGTCATTGCAGGCGCTGGAAGCTTCGCAGCAGGCAATGTTCGATCCGACTAATCTACAGGCTAGCCTTCAGGCGCTGGAAGTAGCGCCCATGTACACACCGCAGTTACCTCGGCTGCGCTACGGATCGTTTTACGACACGACGGATCAGACTGCCGCGTTGGCCAATACAGCGTATGCAATGACGTTTAACACGACCGACATCACCAACGGCGTGTATATCGGCTCTCCGACGTCACGCGTTTATGTGGACACGATCAATATCTACAACATTCAGTTCTCGGCGCAGTTGATCAACACAGCCGGCGGTGCACACAACGCTTGGATTTGGCTTCGCAAAAACGGAACGGACATCCCCAATTCTGCGACCGTGCTGCGCATTGAGGGCAACAATACGGAAGCCGTCGCCGCTTGGAACTTTCTGTTGTCCATGAACGCGGGAGACTACTTTGAGTTGATGTGGGAGGTGTCCGATACGTCTGTGTCGTTGCACGCTGATGCTGCGACGGCTGTCCATCCTGCCATCCCGTCAATCATTTTGACGGTTACAGATAACATCAGTTCCAGAGGTGCAACATGACCGTCACAGTCAAAGTCCTTGTCCCGGCCAAGACCGCCGAAAACAGCCAGACCACGCAGTACACGGCGACGGGCGTTACGGCCATCATCGACAAGTTCACAGCCACCAACTATTCCGCGACCGCGGCGACCATCAGCGTCAACCTGGTGACGGCAGCGGGATCGGCAAGCAACGACAACTTGATCGTCAAGACCAAGACGTTGCAGCC